TTATCTGACATATCTGTGATAGCAAGGTTGGTCAGTTCAACCGCTTTTGCAGTATCACCGCCAAGACCCTGAATCAATGAAGCAGCAAATGACGTTGCTGTGTCCATGTACTGATTTGAACTCATCCCGGCTGTCTTATATGCCTTTTCAGCATAGCCAATCAGTTTACCGGAACTGTCTTTGAATAGTGTTTCAACACCACCAACCAACTGTTCATATTCAGCATAGTGACCAACCGCTGATTTTGTCACATCTGCCATTTTTTCAGCTAACTGTGTACATCCTGAAATTACTTTTGTGATTGCTGTAGATGCTAAATTCGCAAGCGTGGCTTTCCATGTCGTAAATCCACTGTCTGCATTCTTGGCAGCTTGTCCGGCATCTTCTACTGAATCACCTGCACCATCTGCCTTTTTATCAACATCTTCCAATGTTTCAGCTGTGTCCTTTGCAGACTTTGAAACCTTTTCAATGTTGTTCACCGCATCAGCGTAATTGATCGTTATTTTTCCGACCAACGAAAAAATATCCAACGATTAGCCACCCCCTTTCAACGGTGGCACGAATCCATTCAGAATTTTATTTGCTTTTTCCACCTGTAACTTAATCTGTGCATTGTTCATTGTCGGTTCAGTTTGTTCAGTCTTTTCAACTTTCGGTGCTGTACTCATAAACCGCTGTTTAAATTCTTCAAAATTTCCAACATCATCAGCAAGTGGGTTTGCTGTGATTGCACAGTATAAGTCCCACTGTTTATCTTCATTGTCCTGTTTCAGGACTGTTCTAACAGTAGCGTCTAATTTCCCCCGGCTGATTGCTTTATCTAAATAGCTGTAGGGGTTACCATATCTACGGTTGCAGCATTCATCGAATCGTTCTGTTCCGTACCCACTAATTCGGCAACACCCTCGAAAAAATCCATAAGATCATCTTTCTTAGCAAAATCTTTCACCATGACAACAAACTGTTTCAGCTTAAATTTCTTCACATCATCAGCAGTAACCGCTGTACCGTTGTCCCACTCCATACAGTTAGCAAAAAACTTACAGATTTCATTTCTTGCCTTGGAAATGTTCTTGATCAGAATGCCACACACCTTCATAGCAATGACAATACCAACTTCTTTCATATCTGTACCGGATTCCTGCAACTGCTGAATCTCGTCTTTGTCAAACGCACCAATAACCTGTTCTACTCCGATAACTGCAAGAACCTCACAAAAGTCAAATGCGTTATCAACTGTTAAATCCTTAAATCTGAAATCTGCCATGATTATTTATCCTCACTTTCTTTTTTCGATCTGTTTCTTCTACCACCTTTTGCAGGTTTATCCTGTTTTGGTGCAGATGTTTCTTCATGTTCAACAGGTTCAGTCTGTTCACTTGCTGTTTCCTGTTCCTGATCTTCTACCTGTTCAGCAGATACAGCAGGTGTTTCCTGCTGCACTACTTCATCAGAAATATCAACCACAAACATTCCTTTGTCCTGAATTTCTGCAAATCTCTCTTCTGTCATATCCAGTTTTTCACCGATCACATGACCTTCACCTGTGTACTTGTCTGTATATTCTCTTACTACTACAACTCGCATAATTCACACCCCCTACACAACAGCGTTTGGATAGTAAATAGCAATATCCAACTTGTTTAAGCTGTCGTTTTCAAGATCAGCTGTACACTCAAACTTGACAGCAAATGTTGTCTGTTCAGCGTTCTTTGTTTCCAGTTCAAATGCTTCTGTACAGAGTGCGTTCGGTAAAATAATAATTACATTTTTACCGCTTGAAAGTGTTCCAACATATGCAACATTTTCAAGATAATCTGCTTCTGTGATGTTTTCCTTAGATACATATTTGACATAGGTTGTATCTTCGGAAGTAGATTTTACAAGGTGTAATGCATTTACAAGAATATCTTCTGTAAGTTCTGTCATCTGCCCTTCAAGTGTGGCAGATTCACCAACCTTCTGTTTACTAACACCTTTGATCAGCACCGTTGCACCGTCCACCTCAACATCAAGCCACTGTGCCTCATAGTTGAACTTAAGACCACCGGAAGTTGCACCAAGTGGTGTACCAGTCCAACCGTTGCTTGGTTTCTCATACTTAAGATTTTTGTAAATGACACCTGCACCCAAGATCATATTCTTGATAGTTTCAGATGTAATACCATGCTTTTTTAATCCCATTCTTTTATGCTCCTTTCCACTCATTTGTGTTAAGTGTTATCGTAATTCTAAAAAGATCTTCTTCACCTGTTGGAATCATTAAACCGTTCCAATAGGTAATAAAAAAAGCAGTTCCTTCCTGAACTGCCCTTAAATCTTCAAATGCTTTTTTTAATTTGTCATTTATTTCTGCAAGCGGTAATTTTGACCCCCTTGACCAACCGTCAAGTGTAAACACACCGCCTGTATATCCGTCCTCTAATCTGTGTTCAGTTTCATTGAACGAACCGACAAAGTAAGGATAGCTAATTTCACCCGTCCATTCACCAAATTCATAGGGAATACCAAGTTGATCAAGCTGATCAGAAATAAAACCAAGCATATCAACCATAATTAACCCCCTAAATTCTGTTTAATGACATTTACAAGCTGTTTCTTTATCTTTGGGGCTACACTCTGAAATGCTTTTGTGAGTGGTTGTCGTGGTGTTTTTCCGTAAGTATGGTAAAATTTACCGTCTTTCTTACTCTTATAAACCCAACCGCCTTTTCTTCCGTCACCATGCAGTGCATATTCACCAGTACCAAATTCTTCCCAAATCGCATTTTCAAGGTCTGAACCTACAGCAACAGTTGATTCATCTTTTCCTTCATCAACCATATATTTGTAAGACCCCTTTGTTTGTCCGGTATCAACCCGGCTGTTTCTTTGAGTCTGTGCCTGTATTTCACCACCTGCTTCGTGAAGGAATCCAATAACCCCTTCCGATAATGCAGCTTTAATTTTTGCTGTGTTATCTGTAAACTCAACTGACATACTACTGACCCCCTATAAATCTTAAATAGATTTCTAAATGATCATGCATATTCATAGGGTCATCAATCAGAAGGATTTCATACACTTCACCATTTACAACCATTCTTGCATTGTCACTTGTCACATTAACGGTTTCCTGTTCATCCGTCTTACTGATCACACCTGTCAGAAAACTGAATGGATTCCAAACCCAATCAGTTGACAGATTCTTAAGGTTGGTAAAGTCACACAAGAAAACGTGTGTACTTTCCTGAACCTTGGCATAAAAAGTTGTATGCTTTGAATCACCTGTTGATAAGTCCAACCAACCTAAGATTGATGTACAATCAACATGTGTTTACACGCTCACCTATGGCATTTTTAGCACCGTTCTTTTTTACCTGTAACAATGCTTGAATGTTACCGCCAACGCTCATATAATCAGAATCTCGCCTTTATATAAGGCTTTAAGAATCCAAGTAAGGCAACAGGATAGCCCATAACTTGATTGTTAGCGTCTTGATCAAAGTAAGTCACACTGTATCTTGACAGTGTTTCAGACTTGACCCCTGTTTTCGGTCTATTCTTAATGTCCCACTTAAGTAATTCAAGTACACCTGCACGAACATCAGCAGGGTATTCCACCTTAGTGATCAGGTTTGTACTTTTGTACAACTCCTGATCAACTCTGATGAAATCATCACCAAGTTCAGTGATCTTATACAATCCATCATTCACCATTGACTGAGAAATCTGAACTGTATCACCTACTTTCAAAAAATCTGACGTTCCAAGCAGTCTGTTACCCAAACTGTCAGCGGTGAACCGAACAAACCGATTCTGAAAATTGTTGTTTGTGTATGCTCTGATCATAAGTTCAGCAGCGTTCAGTTTTTCTTCAATTACCTTTTCATTTTGCGTTGCAAATTCAGGCAATTTCATCACTTCATCAACTGCTAATATCATCAGATCACCCTTTCTTAGACAACCGCTGTACCGACCTTGGACTTGATAAGACCCATCTTAACGTTCTTTGTATTGAACTTAAGGCTGTAGTTTGCAGACTTACCAAGTTCTGCATAAGTCGGTGATTCTTTTGCAATCTGATCAACTGCTAAAGAAAGACCATTCGGATGCAGCACCTTACCCTGCTTTGTATAGAACTTGTCAATACCTGCGGATGCTTCCGGGTCATAGTTGGTTGTATACTGATTCTCATAGTTGTTCTTATCGCAAGATAAAAATGCACCTTCGCCAAACAGATATGTGCTGTAAACCGCATCTGCACCTGCTCCTGTAGCTGTAAATCTATCAGTTACAAGTACGTGTTTACCTGCGATAGTTGGCAATGTAATTTCTTTCTGAATTACACCGTTGACAACATACTTATCATAGTCAACCATTTCCATTTTCTTGTACTCTTTGAAGATCATGGAATGCATAACCATCAGACCAAGACCACCTGCCATATCACCAAGTGCTGCCTGTTCTGCATCGTAAATTGTACCTGCTTCAATGTTTGTCTTAGTACCTTTAGTAAGATCAAGTACATGATCACTAAGTGCTGCAACTGCTAATACTGCCTGTGCAATGTTCATCAGTTCTTTTTCCCAAACCTGACCATAATAACCTGCAATCTTATTTCTAATCAGTGTCATAGGGTCAGCACCAGTTAATTCCTTTGTGAAGTCTTTAGCCTTGAATGCTTTCATTCTCTGAATAAGCATACAAGTCTGTTTGTCACCGCTGATTTCAACAGGTGTGTTGTTTGTTTCACCATCGTTGTTCAGTGCTTCCATACCGCTTTCATTTGCGTCAATCGGTTTATAAATTGGAATTGTTGCCACGTTTCCATGCTCACCGATTAAGTCCATAATAGAACTGTCCTGCTGCACGATACCGGAAGCAATGATTGGTGTAGTCCAATAGTCGGCTTCCTGCATCATCCCGGTAAATACTTCTTCATCAAAAGCAAAACCGCCAAAATTTCCTGTTCTTGCCATTTAATTCACCATTTTAACCTTTCTTAGTGTACATTTAACTGTTTGAATAACTCCGGGTTTTCCTCTTTGAGTTTCATTCTTTCGTTGTAACCCATCTTAAGGAACTGTTCTTTGGTAACTGTCTTGTCTTTATCCCCACCCGGCAGGTTGTTTTCAAGAATTTTTCTGTTACCACTCTGCTGCTGATTGCCGTTGGATGCTTCAAACATGGTAGGATGCTGTGTTTTAAGACCTGAAATCAGATCATCTTCACCCTTGATTTTTCCATCATCACCAAGTTTGATTTCACCTTTTTCCTTTGCCTTGAATACAAGATAATCAACATCAACCGCACCTGCTGCAACCAACGCAAATTTCAATGCATTTTCTGTTTTCAGTTCTGCATTCTCTTTCTTAAGGTCTGCAATCTCTGTTTCATATGCAGTGATTTTCTGCTGTGTTTCTTCGTCTTTCCCGGCTGACTTTTTCAGTTCTTCAATCAGGTTGTTTGCCTTGGTCAGTTCTGTAGTCTTACCGGAAAGGTCAGTTTCAAGGTTGGTGTATTTGTCCTTAGACACATAACCACCATCAGTAAGGTTGACCATCTTGATCAGCTTCTCTTTGTTCTTTTCATCACCGTTATAGGCATTGATTGCCTGTACCAGTTCATCATAGGTGATAGCCTTATCACCAAAAAATGCTTTTAAAAATTCCATGTTCTTCTTCCTTTCTCCGTCATGTTTTTATATCCGGTGTCACCGGGAACGGTCAACAGTTATATCCCATGTTGCAGGGGTCATTTCAGCAGCAGTTTAAACGTCATAAGCCTTTTTCGGACAAAATAAAAGACACCCCTGCGGATGCCTTAAAAATACTATTTAACCCATAGTTGGGAGATAATCAGGATCACCATACCTTTCTACAGTACCAAGTGAATGTGCAACGCTTTCATGTTCCTTTTATCCCCCTTTCTGACCTTATATAACGGTCATATAGGTAATAAAAAAGCAAAGGTGTATAATTGTGTGCCTTTGCTTTTTAATACATTATATCGTCAAGTGACAAGTACCCAATATCATAGACGTCTTTGTTCTCTTCGATACATTCATCAATAATGTCAATAATTTCTTCATCTTTCTGACTTTCAAACGGAATAGTTGGAAAATCATCATTGAATTTTTCCTTATATCGTTCAAGTGCTTTCTGTAATTTCTCATTCATATTATTTTACCCCTTTCAGAATTTCAATGAATGCTTCATAGCTGTTTGGCAAGTACTTCTTCACATATTCCAATTCAGAACCACCATTGACTTCTGCACCCATGATGTTAGCCCACATTTCAGATGCAGATTCATAAACCCTACATTCATTCGCTACCTTGCTAAGATTACTTGCATCAATACCAAGTTCTTTATATGCTGCCTGTAAACCTTTATGTTCTTTAAGTTGCTTCACTGAATGATATTTACGATTGTAATATTTGTCACCGTGTCCCCAGTTGATACGATGTGAAAGAAGTCCATCAATGGCATCCTGAACACCGCCACTTGCGTCATGATCTCTAAGTTCTTTTTCAACATCATCTGTCAGTATTGATTTCAAAAACTGTCTATCTTTTCTCACAGCAGTCAAAAATTCATCAGAAGAACTTGCCACTTTTGCAAATCGGTTTGTCTGATACTTTGTTTTACTATGAATTGTTTCCACTTCGTTAAAGTGAAGCCCCTCATAATCAGCTTTTGCATCAAAAAAGTGACCGTACTCATGTGCTAATGTTCCGTATTTACTCTTTCCGTTATCAATGTACCTTTGAACAGGGTAAGAGAAAACCAGTTTGTTGTCAGCAGGTCTATAATATCCACTTTTTCCTTCACTGACTCCACTTATTTTATCAGCATACTTTGCATACAGTTTTTGAAGTGATATATTACTGTGTTCAGTCAGAATCTTCATGTATTCATCATAATCTGAACTACTCATTGCACCCTTTAGCTTTTGGGTGTGTGCCAATACATCATATTCTTTCACATTCATTGTATCAGCCTTTTCAGGCAACTTCAAATATTTCTGTTTGAAGTCATTGAATGATTTTGATTTATCCAGTCCAAAAAATGCTGCACGTTCCTGTAAGGCTTTCAATTCATCATCATCTAAAGCCCATTTTGCACGTTGTAGCAGACAACACCGACAGTTGCAGACATTCCTTGCAGAACCACCAACACCCGGTGCTTGCATTTTCTCACCGCCAACATCGAAAGGTTCATCAAGTTCCATGATCTGTCCATCTACTTCTCTGTGTTCCGGTCTTGTCCTACTGTCAAGTGTGGCATCCCACTGTTTGACTATATCAGCACCTTTTTTCTTTGCCCCATGCTGACCGTCAAGGGCTGCTTCATTCTGTATTCTATGACCTTCTGTCCGGGCAATCCGTATTGCATTGTTATATGCTTTACGAAAAGGGCTGTTCATACCCTTGGCAATCCTTAATGCCATTTCATTCCAAGTTGAACCGCTTGCAATCCCTCTTGAAAGTTCAGCACGAATTGAACGCTTAAGATAACCCACATCTTCACCAAGTCTGTTGTAAAGACTGTCTGACAATTTACTGTCTGTACGAACTGCCTTGACAACCTGATCTTGGTTGATTGGAACAACCAAAGGTATACCACTAAGATGCAAGTCATAGTACATACCAACATAGCCGTTTATGTACGATTGCTGTAAATAATCAGCTATTGTTGTAAACTGTCCTTCATGCAGGTCATACAAGATTGATTCAATCTGATCAACCATAATCTGCTGATATTCTTTTTGGTATATGATGCTTTGCAGATTTTCAAGGTCTGTCCTTGCTGACAGTTCCCTGATTTTTTGTTCACAATCCTTTTTCGCCTGTTCATATACCAGTTCTAACAGCTTGATTACTTTCTTTTCATCGTTAAGTTGTGTCTGTTGTACTTCCTTCTGTGCCTTGTTCACCTATTCCACCACCTTCATCATCCGGTATAATAGAATCAAGATCATCTTGCACCTGCTGTACCTTATCAGCTTCATTATCCGGCAACTTGTCCTTCACATCTTCATAATCAATATCAAGAACGTCACAAATATACTGAATCGTCAAATCATCACCAAAAATCTGTGCCAGTGATAACAGGGTGTTGATTTGTACCTGTTGTTTCTGTGCTTCTGTAAGTTCATTCTGTTCATTTTCCTGTTCATTACTCATTACTTCGTGGGTGAACTCAAAATAAACATCTGCTATCTGATAATCTGTACCGTTCTGCTGATTGATTTCATCAATGCACACCGCCACGATCTTACGCAAGAACCGCTTGATATTCCTTTCAAGGTGTTTACATCTAAGATCAAGCAGTGAATAGGCTGCCTTGATTGCAATATTGGTTGTTGCTGATGTATCTTTCAGACCTGACAAGTTCAACCCCATACCAAAACGATATATGTTCTTTTCATCCAGTTCCAATTTAACCTTCCGGGCTTCATACGGTACATCTACTGTATGTACTTCAATACCACCATCTGAACCGACACCGACAATCTTTTTTGTCTTAAGATTCTGCTGCAATTCATCAAGGTTATCACCTTCAAACCCTTTGACTGCATATAATGGATGATCAAAGTCAATCAGGTTATTGGAAAGACTGGATGCCATAAGGTCATAATCATCAATCAGGTCTTTTACCGCTTTCAGATTGCTGAACTGTTTCTTGTTATTATCCAACCGGAAGAATGGCAAGAAACCAAGTGAATCAATATAGGTGTTATCATCACCGTCAACCTGATACAGTATATGTGGTCTTGGATTTACCTTGGCTTTATCGTCAAGCTGTATTTCCCCTTCATCTGTCTGAACATAATAAACAACCTGTTCATCATCCCAATCCATGATTTTCTTGATTCTGTGACCTTCCTTGTCAACCCGGTCAACGTACCAATAAATTACATGGTCTTTTCCGTCCTCTGCAAATCGTGCTTCTACTTCTACAACACCGATACTGTCAGCACACGTGAATTTCAGCTTGTCAGTGCTGTCTTTCATAGCGTACATATAAGCAAAACCTTTTGTCTGACAGTCTGTAAGTGTTTCTGACAGTTCATCAATAAAATCATCGTTATTATTGAATCTTGCATCAAGTTCACTCTGTAATTCAGGCACATCGCTGAATACAAACCCATCTGAACCTGAAAGTGTGTACTGTGTACCCTGTTCTGTCAGTTCCTTGAAAAATGGGTGCGGTATTCTCACATTTGCCCGGCTTGTATCTTCCACAAGCTGACCATCAGAATTGAAGTAAAACATTCTGTAATTTTTAATGTCGTGATCACCGTCAAAATAGCGTTCACCTATTCTTGCAAAATGCTTTTTCACTGATGCAGCATCTTCATCAATGAACATTTTTATTTCTTCGACTGTAAGCACCTGTCACCCCACCTTTCTATAATCTGATTTGTAAGGTCAATGATTTCATCCCCATGAACACCGAAAAAATCACACATTGCTTCTTCACCCTCAACCGTATGACCGTATGAAAATAGAAAAGCATGAACCAATTCATGAATCAGTGTTGAACGTGTTACTGATTCAGAACGTCCGTCCATAATGCTGATCAGAAGTTCCTTATATTCGGTCAGCCCAAAATTATAGCTGTTTGGGTCAGGGTTCATTTTTTTTGCATTTGCATCCACCAGTTTGACCTTCCATACATCATTGTGAATCTTTATTTTCATGATTTTAACCATACAGCTATTTGTATAACCAACCGCTGCCTTTCTTGATATATTTTTCTAATGCATATCGCATTGCATCCATAAGGTGATTGAAGTCATCAATAGGGCGGTTCAGTTTATTACCGAACTTGTCCTTATCCCAAGTATAGTTGCTGATCTCCGTCAAGAAATTCACACATCTTGGTGTATGATGATTTCAAAGTCCTGAATAAACTGAATACACTGTTGATACTGTCCTTGCCTTTTTCAGCACCTTTGACTCTAAGACCATAACCCTTTAACTGATCAATAGACTTTGGTTCTGCTGAATCTGCTGTGATTCTTTCCTTTGCATAGCCCATATCAGTGATATTCTGATATATTCGCTCATTGGAAAGACCTGCTGCATACATTTCATCATACACGAATATCTTTTTATTCTTCGTGTCAATGAATCCACAAAATAATGCAGATGGGTCATTTGTATAACCAAAGTCAAGACCAAAGGCTGAATCAATACTGTATTGCTGTCTGATCTGTTCCAGTGTAAAGGCTTCTTCATGCCAATTCTCATACACAAGACCGTCAACGATACCCCAATTACCAAGTCCGGCAACTGCATATCTGCGTGGGTTCTGTTTTTTCATGGTTTCAAAAACCTTAAGATCGGCTTTATCTAACCATTCATTGCACTTGTAATTGGTTGTAAGTGCAAGGGTTTCATCATCAGGGTTATCAAAAAACCGTTTCTTCAACCAATGGTGTTCATTCCAAGGGTTGAAAGTAACGGTGATCTGCTTGAACAGGTCTGAACCTTCCGGGATTGCACCACGAATAGATTCATCAAGCATATTGAAATCATCCTCTGAACTAATTTCATATGCTTCTTCAATCCACATCCAACACAATACACCCTGATCAACAGTGATTGATGTTACTTTCAGTGGGTCATCCAGTCCTCTGAAATAAATCTTTTGACCTGTTGGCTTATACGTCATTTCAAGTGGTGATTCTTTTATATCCCAAAAAGCATCGACACCAAGTCGATGTATAGCCCATTTCAATTCAGTAAAACAGGAATCCTTTAGTGTTCTGTAAGTTTTTCTGACAACTAAGGTATTCGCATCAGGGTATTTCATCATATTTGTGATGTACCATAATGCTGTAGTCTTTGACTTCTTAGATGCACGTGAACCTTTGACTGCCCGGTATCTACCTTTCCACCGCCAAAATGTACCGTAACCCTTACCGACTACTTCCGGCAATTTCACATTGACCTTACCGGACTTTGTAGCCTTGTAATCTTCCGGCATCAGAATGAACTTCTGATAACCAAATACATATTGACTTGATGGCTGCCTGTATTTAGTCCTCAAGTGCGTCTGCTCCTGAAATAACAATAGGGGCTGTCACATTCACATCTAACTTATCATTCCACATACCTAAATGTTTACCAAGCAGTTCAAGGGCTTTCATCTTGGAAGCAATCTTGACTTCTCTTTCAACACTTCCACCAAACTCATTATCAGATTCCTTATATTTGATTGATTCAATACAGGAAAGATCATCAGCAGATGCATCCTGTTTGATTCTTCCGTTACTGTCAACAACGTCTGTCATTCTGACAAATGCAATCTTGGCAAGCTCTAATACAACCCTATCCTGATTCACTCCGGTTCTTCGTGACCGTTCTGCCATGTGTTCAGCAATAGCCTGTTGAATATTAGGTTTTGTCAAGTTTTCACATCCGATTGCATCCGCTGTTTTTACTGAATAACCTGCCCTAATAGCTGCCTGTGTTGCATTCAGATCAATCAGGTATTCATCAACAAAACGTTGCTGCTTTTCAGTTAATTTGCCTTTTTTTGCCATAACAACACCGCCTTTCTATTATTTTTATAACAAAAAGTGCTGCAAGGTAGGAGTTTTTAGCACCCTTGCAGCACATAAGACAATAATCAATATAATTTTGCATAAAAAATTTGCAGGTAATAATAAATTACCTGCAAAATTTTTGTACAGCATACACTATAAAAGGTCAGCTTGTATTTGTCAAATATGAAATAATTGGTTTTATGTCAGATATGTAAGGTTTTTATAGGTATCTTCAAACGCTGAAAGTGCCTTATTATGCAGTTCTACGGTATATGAATAAGATTTTTTCATTTCCTGTGAAGCAACCTTGACTGTTTTAAACTGCACATACACTTTTGTAAGAATCTGAATCATATTCTTGTCACGCAATCCCCGGATTTCCTTAATGATCTGCTTCTTTGCATCAACAAACTGATCTATTTCTTCATTGATGTGTTGGTCAAACATGGTATACCTCACTACATCTTTACATAACTTATCCCCTACAGGTGAAGTCTGCACTTTGTCCCGGCTGTAATCAATACCGCCTGCACTGCATACATTCATTTTCATATCTGACAGCGTGGCAATATCATCATTTATCTGCATATCTAACACTTCAAGCTGTTTCAGATATTCCCTTGCACTTAATTTCTTCTGATCACTCATTTTTACCTCACTTTCTACGGTTGGTTACACTTCGGTTACGGTTAAAAATAACCTAAAAAGTACTTCAAACCCTTATAAATCAAGGAAGTTACGGTTTCTACGGTTACGGTTAAAACTCTATTATCTATATATTCTTATTTTTACTAAGTTTCTATATTATCATAAAATACTAATTATTAAAGAATGTACTTTTAACCGTAGACAACCGTAACCGCCAGTATTTACAAAGGTTTCAACCGTAACCCTTAACCGTAACCAACTGTAACTTTACCGTAACCACTACCACAACAGCACTGATTGGTGCATCGAACTAATAAAACACCTTACCTGATTTTTTATGTTTCAATGTCACCCTTCCAACAATCTCAAACCCGGCAAGATCAACAACATTCCTGATCGCATAAATCAGTTTATGATTGCGGTCTACCAGTTCTGCATACTGCTTTTCTTTTTCTTCATGCTTTACTGCTGCCATTGCTGCACCTGCTGTTGGGTCAACATAACCTTCACTATTTTTGTACATTTACATCTTTCCTTTCTACACTTTTGCACCTCTAAAAATAACTAACATTGATGGAAAAGGTGCTGCATTTTTACTGTTTCCAAATTTTAACCGTCCTTTTATGAATCTGATTTCTGTTCTATGTATGATAAAATCATGAAAATATTTAGTATCTGTCCTTGCAGGAATCAACAAACATACAAGTGTATTTTCTTTACATCCTTCCTGATAACACTTTTCAACCCATTTATACATTTCTTTTCCATAAGGGGGATTACAAAAAACCCTCATCCCCCCACCCAGTCCTGTAAAAGTCCGTTATCTTCTTTGGTATAAAATTTATCACACTTATGATTTTTATTATCAGCACATGGATCAAGATTGAAATGAAACTCATCATTCAATCCATCAAATACCTTCTGTGGTGTACTCCAATTATCTGTTTTGCTACTAAACATTACTTCGTTATTCATTGTTTTCACCACCCTTCACAGGACAATGGTCACAATCTCCCATGGCTGCACCGAAACAACCCCAACAATCATCAATCTGTTTTGTCTTTGGATTGTACTTTTTAGCAACAACTGCAAGTGACATAATTACACAACCGACAATAAGACCGACTGTAAGACCAACGCAAAAACAAACCGTACCTGTTAATACTAACTTTTCCATACCATCACACCTTTCTGAATATCCTGATAGACTTACCGCCTACCTTAGCCACTACTGTTTCAAACCCCAACCGCTTATTGATCTGCTTACTGAACACGATGTTTGACATTGGTTGCATACCACAATCAGCACAAAACACCTGATACCTGCTGTATACGTCACCGGTTGGTTCATCCTCAATCATTTCAACACCGCATTCATCAATAAATGCCTTGATTGGGTTATTTTCATTTTCATATTCATCAATCTGTTCAGCCACTTTTTCAGACTTGGTGAACTCATTGTTTTCAATGATTCTTTTCAGTCCTTCCACACCTACTCTGATCAGATATTCGACTGAACTTTGTTCAACCAACTGATACTTGATATAAGGGTTGTAATCCGGGTCAATCTCACCACTTGGTAAATACTTTGTAAATCTTGCATTGAATGGAATAATCACCAAACGTCTAAGAACTGCCCCGGTCTTATCTTTCATTCTTGGTATGTCATTTGCTGAAAACAGCAGCTTCACATAGGGGTTAAACTCAAAAGGGTCTTGCCCTTTTCTTTCTGCTTTGATTCTGTTACCTGTAACTACTTTCTTGAATGTTGCTACCTGTGAACCTTGCAGGAAGTCATCACCAATGTCATCACCGATATTTGCCAGTTTTCCGAACATCATTGATGTGCTGAACCTGTCCCCTAATTCCTTAAGATCAAGTGCTGATATATTCCCATCACCAAGGATTGCTTTGACACAATCAAGGAATGTACTCTTACCGTTGGACTTGTCACCTGTCATGATGAATGCCTTACCAAGTTCATTCCTGCGATAAAAGCAATAGCCAATACATTCTTCCAGTAATGCCCTGATCGGTTGATCACCGCAAGCTAATTTGTTCAGTGTATCATCAGCAAGTTCACTGTAGGCTTCCGGGTTATAGTCCCAAGGTATTTGATTGGTAATAACCAAATCAGGCTGAATGGTTGCATCTGTCCGGTCACAATATCCAACACACCGTTCCTGAATGCTATATAACGTGCATCTGCCTGTGCTTTTTCATCAGCTATAAGTTCCATATACTCTAATACTTCTCTTCGCTGTGTCTTTTTCAGGTTAGGTATCTGATTGATCATAGCTGTTTCAATAGCCTTGTACCCAACCTGATAAATCCCATCTTGATAGATATGTAACTGATTACTTATACTGACTACATTTTCATTGTTCTTAAGCCATGTTGCAAAACGGTCAAACAGGAATGTCTTATCACAAAAGAATACAGGTTTTTGAAATGCTTCATCCCTAAGAATCACTTCCAGTTCATCATCAGATAATGGTTCTTTCAGTACAAATCTGTTCAGAATCCTGATACATTCTCTTGTATCATCAACGCTAAAATCATTTGATGTAAGTGTCAGGATATAATTGAATAATGCCTGATTGCGTCCGTCACCTGCATCCATATCAAGAAAGTCAACCGCTGTACGAACCGGGAACAACCATTTTGGAACTTCCTGATATGTTCCACCTTCTTCAATGTCCCACTCAATAAAGCGTTCTTCACCGTCAATCTTGATTACTTCATATGATGAACGTGTACCAAGTTTTATATCTGCTGTCAGACCAACCGCAAGCGGTACGTGTGTCCTGTTCCTTGTAATACTATGATTCTTAAATAAAAAATGTCTGCCCCGGCTTGTACAATACACCCGGCAATCAAGCTGATATTCTTCCACAATGTTCATTAAAATTTCAGACTGTTCAGCATCGTCAATATCTATCAGGATGGTATCATCAGCAAGAACACCACCGAACCCTTCAAGATTCTTCACTTCGTCATAAGTGCGGTATTTTGTCCGGTCTTTGAATGCTTCGATTGCTTTCTTGCCTTTTGTCTTTATGTACCCTTTGTACAACATCCTGTTTCACCATCCTTTAACTAAATACTTCTGACAGCAATTTACTGAAAAATTCTTTGTCCCTGATGCTGTCCTTATATTCCTTTTCGGCTGATCTCAAATCTGCCTTTTTCTCTTTCAATGTGTCCCGACTTTCTTTCACATTTGTCATGTAATGCTTGTAACCGTTACTACCTTTCTTATGCTGTGACCGCAAATATAACCAGTGCTGCACGTTCATTTCAGCATCTTTCACTTCTGCCTTATTCCGGTCAATCCTGTTTTCGGTAATCATTGTAATATTGTCCAACCCTTCCATTCTGTACTGAATGTGATCTTTGATCTGATTCACAATGTCAGGGTTATCACTTCGATTGATTAACTTAATCAGCTTACGAACCTTTGAGATACTTCTACATAAAAGAAATTCTTCAAGATGAATAAGCATCTGACCATGATCATATTTGATTGTAATGTCTGTCATGTTCCCACCTTTCCGGTATTATGCTGCAATACCAAATTGTTTCAGTCTTTTTCTTGCTAAATCTATGTACCACTGCTTATCTAATTCCGGTGGTACTTTAACCCCAATTACAGAATCGTTATAAATGAAACTGTGATCAGTGTGTTTCCAAATTTTTCACCCTTTGGTTTTACAACCTTACGTCTTAACAACCTACCGTCTGTAACACGATTGGAAGCAAACACACGATAAGATTTATAAGTATATTTTTGTGTGGTAGGATATGACCACACTTCTGTTCGTGTACCGTCCCTGTGTTTTGTTGTCTTAATGATCTGACCAGTTCCATGTTCATGCTCAACCCAGTTATAATTGTTTGACAGCTTCACTATTTTTTGGAACATAATCAAGTCATCACACTGATTGATTGTCTGTTCAACAGGTATCTTTTTCACCATGTAGTCAACCAACGCTTTATTCAGTATTGGTAAGTCATTATCAATAGCAGAAAGTTCTTTGACGTAAGCACCAATTCTTTCAACACCGCCATCAGTACCAATCCAAAGGTAATTGTTTACGTCCTTCTGATAGATTTCTGATATATTGTCAAGTTCAAGTAATATTGAACATTGTTCAGTTGAACAACGCTGTTCCCACTCCCAACAAATATCATCAACCATTTCAAAGGCTTCATCAGTGTCAGGAATCCAAATGATCAGACCATCAGTGTTTGACTGAATCAGTTCAAGTCCCGGCACAACTTCCAAATGCTCAATCAGATCAAGCAACATCAACTGACCGTTGATACACATACAGTTGTTATTACGTGGATCGTATGCAGCATTGGTTTCATCTTTCATTGCCCCTGAAAGTGCATTCAGCATCTTCTTATATGGCAACTGTGCTTTTTTCCATTGCTTTGCTTCTGCCTTTCTTCCGGCTTTAGCTGCTGCAACCTGTTTCTTTTTCATGGCTTTTCGTGTGTCATACACCAGTTTGAAGTTGTTATTGGTTGCTGCCCTTGTCACAAGTCCCCATGCAATCAGCATTGACGGATAGTAATTATTTACATCTACATGAAGAATCTGACCTTTCCGATGTATCGGCTTATCAGATGCACCATGCAGACCGCCAAAACCAAATGTGTGCGGTATTCCTGCAACAATCGTCTCAAAGTTCTGTGACTTATACCAAGTCTTTTTATCTTTCTTGTCAAAATCCTGTAACCCCATTTCAAGGCTTCTTTTCTTTTCTCTGCAAACCATTCCTGAACATATTTATATTTTTTCAATTTCAGGCATGGCAGAAAGAAGAAATCAAATTCATCACCAAAATGAGTTTTTGAACACCCAAGAACCTTTGCTGTTATCCGGGCTTCACTATCCCCAATGTCATACAGTGAAGTTTCTTTTGGAAATGCCTGTATAATTCCATGAACTGCATTGAACTCACTGACCTTTTCAAGAAATACCTTGATCGTCTGTTCTACGTCATGCCTACAGTATTTAACCGTCTGTTCTATTTCTTCCTGTGTCAGTTTCCTTTTGATACGGAAATCAACATCTGTTTCTTTAATGTTTGAACCAAGAAAACCTTCCATTGTTTTCAATCCGACTGTTTTCATGGTTTCATCATTGCTTGGCATTACATCATAATTGATCATGGGTAATTTATTGAATGCTCTTGAATATTGCCAACCTTCTTTATTGTCAACAATAATCCAGTCATTGATCTTTTTAGGATTCATACCAAGCAGAATACCTTTCATGATGTACTGATCGTAGTGACGGTTGTTAAATCCTACCCATATATCTTTTCTATTTGCTTCATATAAGGCTTTTAGCTTATCAGGGCTATTTATTATCACGTGTTCTTTTTTATTCGTCACATCAATGAATACAGCAAGCCAATCCTTTTCAAAAACCTCAAAATCGTAGAATATCATTTACTAAATCACCCACTTTTTGAAAAGCGGTGTGCGTTTTACACACCGCCTTAAGTGTTATCTTACTGCAAAGTAGATATTTTATCTACTTTTAAATTAAAAATTTTTACATATCGAATGCTTCATTGATAGTAATTGGATTGAAGTCATCAGCCTTATAGGTAACTGCTGCACCAACTTTACCCTGTACTTCCTGAAAAATATCAAGTACGCAATCAGCAAAATCACTGTAGTTGATAAATTCCGGTACTGTATCTGTTTCAAGTTTATCAAGCCATGTGCAAACAGATTTGATTGCCATGCCATTAGTCCACTTCTGTGAAGTGTTGCCGGAAATAGTACGGTTGAAGAAAATCTTTCTACCCTTCTGATTACCTTCCAAGATGCTACACTGTACGGAAAACATCAGCTTGTCACCTTTCTTTGTTGGCTTGATCTCCATTTTATCAAAACTTACATCATAATCCCCATCCGGTACATCTTCAAACTGTGAATCGTCTGCTTCCTGAACCTCTTTCTGTAATGCGTTAAGATCAACCTGTTCATCGAATGCACTAAAATCTACTGCCATAATTTTTCACCATTTAACCTTTCTTAAAATAAATTTATGATTATAATTGCTATGATACAAGCAATACAAACCCTTGTATAATTATCCCTATTTTTCTGAATCCTGTCACCCACTGAACCGAATCCAAAGAATGCTGCCATGACTGCAAGAAAAATATTTAATGCAATCATGATCTTGTTCTTCTTCGTCTTTGACCTCTGACGTGCTGTTCAGGTGGGTTCATAGCACCGTCTAAAGGTTCAGCCGGGGTCTGTGCGTCAGCAGGTACAGGGTTGTTTTCCTGTGCAAGTCTTTTGATTCCTGCATTAAATTCTTCTCTTGTGATTACCTTCATAACATCAACACCATCAACGATCAGGTCAACCGTATCACCCTTATGCTTCATCACATAGTTATCATCAGCCGGAACATAGAAATATGCATCTGCTTTCAGTGTGACGGATTCAGAATCAGTGTTCGTTGTACCGTCCTGAACAGGTTCAGACTTTTCAGCATTTCTTTCCTTACGTGTTCTTCTTGGTGGTTTCTGTAAATCCGGTTTCGGTACTTTATCGGCAACATCCATTGCTTCATCAAATGGTACTTCTTCCTGTCCCGGAAAAGCCTGATCAATAGCCTTGTCAACTTCATCCATGTGATCAGCAATCTTCTGTTCATTTTCTGCCTGAACTTCTGCCCTACTCTTACGTGTTCTTCCAGTCTTTTCTTCCGGTGCATCGGTTGGTGTTGCAGATTCAGCTTTTTTACCTCTTGTTCTTCTGCCTTTGCTGTCAGGTTTTTCAAGATCAGATGCAACCGCCTGATCAGCAACATTCATTTCATCATCTGACTTGTAATCACCAAGTTCATAATAATTTCTGATCTTGTCAACAACATAATTCAGATCATTGTCAATAGCATATGCAGTGAACATTCCAAGCGGTGATTTTACGGTATCTTTTCCGCTGTTCTGTGTGTAAAAGTAATACTTGGCTTCATTCACACCAGTTCTAAGTACAACGGTAAACAGTCCTTCAATGGTGATCTTCTCACGTAACAGTTTACCAATCAGCTTAACAGTTGTAAGACCATTATCCAAAGTTTCTAAATGGGTCATATAAACGACTACAACATCATCAGGAAGGTCTTTGCAACAGTCGATGATTTCAAAATAGTTTGCACCAAAGTCATTGTACTTGTCCCACCCTGTTTCTTTGATACGGTTCATGTACGGTACTGCAAGAATGTACTGGAAGTCATCAACCACCAACAGCTTCTTACCTGCTGTACACTGTTCTTTCATGTACTTCACAATTTTTCTTGCATCTGTTTCATTGTTCAGCATTTCAAAGTGATTCTTGAACGGTAACGGTTTACCTACTGGATTGATAACCGCTGTTGTTGCCGGGTCACAATTTCTAAGGCTTGTACTTTTACCTGTACCGGATTCACCCATAATTAAAACTTTCTGTGCCATGTTTATTTATCTCCTTTCTTGAATAAGCCCATTAACTTAGTGAAAAGATTGCTTTTCTCTTTCATTGCTTTCTGCTGTGATACTTTCAAAATCTGTCTGTTCTGAAAATGTTCAGCGGTTGCAACATTGTTTCTGTAACTTCTGTGACTTCTCTGTTTGTGTTTCTTTGCACTACTCATTGATTTCATCCTCACTTTCTTTGATAACAACCTGTAATCTTGTATTATTATGCAGTGGTGTAACCTCTACTGTATAACCGTTTGCCAACAGGATTCCTACTAAATCCTGATATGCTGCTGTGATTCTTGTACCTTCGATTTCAATACAACCGCATAATCTTGACATTTCATTGAAAAAGTCATCATTTGCAGCATCAACAACACTATGCATATCATTCAGCATATATTTCAGTTCATCACGCTCGTCTTTCAAATGTCTATTTTCTTCTTTCAGCTTTGCAACTTCTGCTTCAAGAACTTCATAACTGTTTTTATTCTTCTTCATTATTTTCACCTTCCTCTTTTACTTCATCAGTTGTTTCTTCCGACTTCACCTGATCATTGAATCTGTCAAGTTTTCCGACCTCAAGAAACTGTGCTGACCAAAAATCTGCAAAATGAATGATCACCTGCAATGGTTCTTCATGACCTTTCAGATCATACGCAAGACTACCATAAGCACCATCATGATAGAAAATAGCGTGTTCTTCTTCCTCTGTCAGATCAATATAACGTGCTGCCAGTTCAACCGATCTTAAAGGGTGGTCAATATGGCACAAATCAGAACTGATCTTGTACGGTTTACTTTCTGATCTCTTATACTTCTGTTCAGGGTTTTTCTTTGTTGGTCTGCCATCCTGTACCATGTTTGCAACATAATATGGGCTTCCATAACGTCCGCACTTGCCAAGATCGTGTAAAGCTGATGCAATAATCACGCTGCTGTGAATCTTGTTATATGCTTCACTTCCAAGCAGTGTAAGACCAATCTTTTCAGCGTACTGCATGACGTTCACTGTATGCTCTAACAGTCCACCATCTTTACAGCAATGGTTTCCACCGGATGCCGGGGCATCATAAAAACCAAGTTCTTCGATGAAGTCAAGTAAATCTTCTATACCCTCACGACCTGTTGCCATCAGACAACCTTTGAAATACTCAATCTGTTTTTCTCTTGTCATTGTTAAATCTCCTTTTCTTCTAACTTTATTTTCCACCGCTTCTGTTCTTCAATATTGGAAAGATACCAAGCGTTAGATTTTGTTTTGTGTTCATTGAATGCTCTGAACTCTTCAAAGTCCTTTGGGAAAAGTAAAATCCCATATCCACCGGATTCTCTTATTTTCCTTAAGTGATAAAGCTGTATCAGTGACGGCTCACCGTTGTCTGCCTTGACTTCAATACCAAGAAAACAACCGTCTGAACTTACCAGTAAATCAGGAATACCGCTTTTTGTGTAAGCTGCACCACCCCAGTATTTGAGCCACCAACAACCATATTCCTCAAGGTATTTTTTAACCCTGTTTTCAAAATTCTTTTCTGCTGCTATAAAAAATCAACTCCATTGTCTTTATTTGCATATCCGATCAGTGACAGTACCAAAAGATTGAATGCCATAATTGCATATGGTTGCCATGATATGATGTAATCAATGTATACAATCCAGTACATAAGACTTAACATGTTAAAAAAGATAATTGTCTTAATAACAAAATTCTTAAAATGTTTTTTGATGTACTTCCATACCCGGCACATCATACAATTATGTGAACAATTCATCAGTTAGTTCCTTTCCTTCCTGCAATGCTGCAAGATTCCTTTCTTCAAAACTTCCCTTTACCAGTAGGTAATAGTAGAAACATGGTCTGTTCTGACCGATTCTGTGTATACGTTTCTTTGATTGTTCCCAAAGATCACAAGACCCTTTTCCAAGTGGCAGTGTAAAATACACAATCTTATTTGCTTTCTGATAGTTACCACCCATTGCCCCTGCTTGGTACTGAACAAATGTGACACTGTTATCTACACATTCATATGCATACATTGAACGTCCTGAACCATTTACAAAACTGACTTCCCTGTTGAGTGATTCGCATATTTTTCTAAGTCTTGTCAGTTCTTCATTGAAGTTATAAAATACAATCAACCGATCTTCTGTTGATTCCAGTAAGTCCCTGAATGCTTCCACGTTTTCCTTTATGTCCATTGATCCGCACAGCTGTCTGCAATATAATGTTTTGGTCAGGCAATTATCACCAATCAACTCAACCCTTGGTGTCACATCTTCACCTTCAGAATCTGAATCATCTTTGAATCTGACTAAGTTCCTTGTATCAAGTTCCAAGTAATTGTGTTTAATGAAAAACTTATATTCATTTGTGATCTTCAAGAAAATTTTCTGTTCAGTCTGTTCAGGCAGTTCAATCACTTCTTCTGTTTTCATGAATACTGCACCAAACTGTGTAAGTCTTTTCTTCAAATGCTCAACGTGCTTATATCCTGTGATTACTTCTTTCTTGTACCCATCACCGTTTTCAATCCATTCCGTCTGAACATAGGAAGCATAAAAGGCTTTCTTGTTAATGTCCCAACCTAACAACTTAAGCTGTGACCACAACCGTTCATACTTTCCTGCTGTTGGTGTACCTGACAGTAAGATCACGCTTTCAGGTTGTAACTTCAATATGAATTTTGACCGTTTAGCGTTTTCGTTGCATATAAGGCTTGATTCATCAAGTAACAATGTAAAGTCGGTTATATGGGCTATATACTTGCGTCTGAATACCAAATCATAGTTGATTACACCGACAATCTGAATGTTCTGATCATACAGGTCTTTGGTTTCAACCAGTGTACGGAAGTTCACACCTTCACTTTTCTTGGTCAAGTCCATAACCCTGTATTCAGGGTAATACGTTTTCATGTGATCAACCCAATCATCAATTTTTGATTTTTGGCATACAATCAAATTTACAGTATTGTTCAGCAAATACATTTTTTCAGCACCTACAAAAGTCTTACCAAGTCCCATATCTAAGTAATAAGCACACCTGTTTTTATCATCAGTCAGGTTCAGCACTTCTTCCTGATGGGGCATGAATTGAAGATCATTCATTATTCATCAGCGTCCTTTGGTGCTTCACCTGAAAGGTCAATCTGTAATCTTGCGACCTCAACTACTGCTCTGTAAACTAATGCATACTTAGAATCACCATGTGTCTGTGTGACCTTTTCAAGAAATTTATCAATCTTACCAAGGAAGCAACCACACTTGACAGTAATTTCATTGTCTTTATCTCTAAAGAATGTTGTGAAATCGTCCCGGCTACCAATAGTACCGATCACTAACACATGACTTGCAGAAAAGACCTTGGCATCACCGCAAACCTTGGCATTGCCCCAAACCTTGGCATTGCCCCAAACCCAAGCCTTTCCTTCATGTGAAAGGTTTTCTTCTTTCTCAATCCAACCGCCAAGATCACCAATTTTGACAAGACCAAATTCTGCTATCGCTCTGATTCTGTGAAGTGTAGCTGTTCTAAAAAATAAACTTATTGTCTTGGTTTCTCCTGTAAATTCAAATTTTTTCATGTTATTAAACCTCACTTTCTAAAAATGCAACTGCTCTATCGTAGTTACGTTCAATCATTTTAAGTTCTTCTTTTCCACGTTTTTCTAAATCACATACCGCCTGATAAATTTCATCATCCCTAAAAGCGGTAACCTCATTTGTGATAAGATTTGTGATCACACTTGGTTCAAGTGCATCAAGTTCCCATGATTCATCACCGTATTCATCAATGTATTTCCCACATCGTGAATCAGAAAGTTTTGCCGGGTTCGGTGGTGGGTTGTATGTTTCAATCTGATTCATGGTCAGTGCTACACGCTTCACATACACATCTGCACCGAACATCCGCAAGCGTTCCTGAATATCCCTTGTCATATCAATACCGCTTGGGTCATGATCTCCAAGATGTATAATGTAACGATTATCTCTGTAACTCTGATCTATAAATCGTTGTGCTGCTGACCACATTTCTGACTGTGATGTATAACCTCTACATGAAAAATAAGGTGTATCAAGTGGTATACAAGCCTGACCGACAATATCAACAAGTGCATCTTTTTCAACCCACACTTCAACATAGTTTGGTTGACCATCCCACTTATTCAGCAGATAACTGTATCTTGCTGATGCAATAACATCTTCCGGTTTGTCCCAATGACTGTTTCCTCTTAAGTTTCTCGTTCTATCAACAATGCTGTGCCAGTCAATCAAACCTGCCAGTCTACCATCGTTGATAAGATTGCCTATATTTTTATAACTTCTTTCATTGTTCGGTATATAACCACGTGCAACCAACTGATAGTAAGTCTGTCTAAGTGTCAACTCATATCCCTGATTTTTATATTCATTGATTACCTGATTTACCAAGTTAATCAATTCAAGGCTTTTACCTCTGAAATTGATTTCTTTATACTGAATTTTCGGCATTACACTTTGACCCCCTCTATCTCTGCAAAACGTTTTGCGTTGATGAAGTACACCCATCTGTTATCAGATGTATGAATACCGTAACCCCAAGGGAAAACCCCTTGCTGTAAACCCTTGCGAACTGTGTTGTGGTTCATTTGTAACAGCTTTGCAGCCTTTTCCACATCTAACCGGGGAATTACCCCATTTCTTAATTCAGCAGTTGGAAGTACAACCACCTGTTCATCAGATTTTGAAAAGTAATCTGATTCAAGCCCAAGTGCTACTGCAATAGCACTCTGAACATCATCTGACGGTATCTGTTTACCTGAAAGGTACTGACTGACAGACCCTTTACTTTTTCCAGTCATACCGCACACCTGACGCTGATTCAGGTGTAATTCTTGCATAGCCTGTTTTAACTTTTCACTGAATGTCATCTTGTTTCACTCCTTTGTTGGTAGATAATTTATCTACTTTTTAGGCAAAAAAAATCTTGTTTGCTTCTTCATTCGTCAACTTCAAAAGTTCTTTCAACACTTTAATTTCAGACGCTTTGAACTCTGTTTCATTGTTGACTTTCTTCATCAATCCATAATAAGTCAAACCGCATTTTTCAGCCAAGAACTGTAACTTATAACCGGATTCATCAATTTTCTGTCTTAACAGTGTTGTGTTTGTCATTACTTCTCACCACCTTCTGTTGTTGGGAATGGGCTTTTATTGTACTGTCTGTGTATTCTGATCATGATTCTGTCACCCGGTAATTCCTTGCGGTCAACAATGCTGTATTCCTGTTTCTTTGCTTCAATATCAGCAATGTAACGATCAAGTTCAGATGCAGAATCAAATTCAAGCATCAGATCAATACAACCTGCAATTACTTTCTTCATTTGCACAACCTTCCTTTCTGATTAGCAGCCCTTTTATAAATGTTGCCTGTTATGGGGTGGTTTTATTTTTCAGGGAATCACACACCAAGAAACCCTTATCAGATTTCACACTAAAACCTGTAAACTTGCTGTCCTACTATAGAATTTTTATAGCGTGTTTTTCTATGAACCGCTGAACAGTTTCACATTAAAACTGAACAAAAACCTGTCAACCACTACATAACAGACAACACTTATAAAAGAACTGCTATCTTATTTGACTTTGCTGATAACCTGCCATCATCAGACACAAGGCAGTCACCCCTCGCATGACGGTCATTGCTGACCGTTTCGGCTTATATTTGTTTTCCACCTTTAAAGGTTGCTACTGTAAAATATCCGTCAATTATTCGTTCACGATATACCCAAGAATTACCAGTAACTATTGCCCTTTGCCCGGTCTTATCCATTACCCTGTACAAAACATCAGGGTACTGCAAACTCATTTGTTCAGCTTCTTTCATTTTCTCTTTTACACTAATTTTCACGCAAAACCACCTCTAAACAATTATCAACTACTCTCATATCAACAACAACTTTATCAAGCAATTCATCAGATTCTTTATGATCAAGATAATATTCCGGGTAATGCTCTGATGAAAATTTCATACCATACGTTGTCACAACTAATCTGATCTTAGTGTTCTGATCTAACGTCATTAAAACAGCATTAAATTTCATAATCCAAACCGTCCTTTCATTCCTTTGGTTTTTACCTGCTGCAACAGGTTATTATATTACAGGCGGTTTCATTCGTTAGGTGCTTCACATGACCGCCTTGCAGACTTGGATGGTTGTCTGCACACCTTCCGGCTACCCCGATCTGACCCCGGTTAATTATATGGGTGTTTCATTTTTTGTATTGGTTCAGTTCCAATATTTTCAAAAACAAAGTGCTGTGTCATCTCGTTTAGTACCTGTTCATTTGATAAGTTAATAATCTTGGTGTGGTTGTTGGTCAACCCTGAACTTTCACAATTTACTTATTCACTTTGCACCTGTTCAACTCTTATCCCTATTTTCAGTACATTTTACCGGGTTACTGTCTATACACATCGCTCAAACCGCTACTTTGAATCTTTTTCAGTTCATCACGGTAGGTCACCAACCTTCACAATGTAGCCCCTTACGCTTACCCTGTATTTCCTACTTGCTTTGTTTTTGAAGTAGATGTTTTATCTACTGACATCATAATACATGATGGTAGATAGAATGTCAACAGTTATTTTGAAAAAACTTGAAAAAAGTTGATATTTAATCTATTTCATGGTATTCTTTACTTATAAACAAGGAAAGGAAGGTAATCTTAATGAGTATAGGTCAACGTATAAAAAGTAGACGTGAAGAATTGGGAATGTCACAGGAAGATCTTGCACACCGGATTGGTTATAAAAGTAAATCATCTATAAATAAGATTGAACTTGACATACAACAATTAAGACAATCTAAGATCAAACAGATTGCAGATGCACTTGAAACTACGACAGATTATATTATGGGTTGGTCTGAAAAGAAAAACGATGAACCAAAAGAAAAGCATGATATTACTGATCTTATTAAAAATCAATATGGTTCAGATGTGTATGAACTTGTTCAGTTATATTCAAAACTGAATGAAGCAGGTAAAAACAAAATCATGGAAGAACTTCGTGATACTGCTGCATTACCAAAATACACCGAACCTGTAAAAAGGGATGCTCAAAAAATGGCATAATATACCAAATTTGGGAAAATCAGGAAAATATTATAATTGTAGACTTTAGAAAGGATGGTTGATTATGGGATTTTTAAGAAGTACAAAAGGCTCTATCATTAGTGACTATTTCCAGTTACAGGAAGATATTGCAGGTTTTTCAAAAGGTTATATGTATGACGTTGCGTTGTATGATGATCATTTAGAAATTACCTCAATGCAGAAACGCAAGCTATTACTTAATTATGATCAGATTACAGATGTGTTCTATGGTGGAAAGACTGAACTTATTCAAAAACCAAAGTCTGTGATCGGTAGGGCTGTAGTTGGTGGTGTAATATTTGGCGGTGTTGGTGCAATAGTTGGTGCTGCATCCGGTACAGGTACAAAAACCGGAAAGAAAACACACCTGTATTTTATCATCAGTTACACCAGTTCAGACGGTGAATATAAATATATACAGTTTGAAGATACTAGAATATACAAAGGTCTTAAGCTATCCAAAAGGCTAAAAGAACTTGCACATATAGAATCAGACCTACAGGTGACATTCAACTTTAACGGTTACGGTTAGTTACGGTTTACACTTAAAATCTAATATCTTATATATTTTACTTTTTTTATACTTTATTTTTTTTTATTTATATAAACGTTATTATAAAGAACTTTGTAACGAAACCGTAGACAAGTGTAAACCACC